AAAGGTGGAAAAGCGGCTGTACTGCTTACAGCATTATCAACTCTAGGTGGAGCATCTTGGGCTGCATTCGAGTTCTACAAAGATTACATGGATATGAAAGAAGTTGTGCAAAATATAGATGTGAATGCTATCGAGTCTCGTAATAAGATTATAGAGACTAAGCTTGATGAAGCAATCGAGTACACTCGAGATATCAAATCCGGACTAAGAGACGATATTATCTCTGTAGAGAAGCAAGCGGATAGAGTTGAGGATCAAGTTCGAGAATCTGAAGAAAAAGTACGCGTAATGATTGATAAGGCAAATGAAAGGTTCGAAAACAAACGTGACTCTTTAAAATCTGACACGGACCGAGACATGAAAGAACTAGAAGACCGTCTCGGAAAGAAACTACAAAGAGCACTCGATAACCCGCTTGCGGACTAACCTGAGAAAAAAGTTTCTTGACAAAACAACCCTAACTGAGTATAATTTGAACCATGGCAAAAGAATTAACCACAATGTCTCCTGAAGGCTTAGAGATAGCGAATAGTTATTTACAGTACGGAAACATACGTGGTGTATGCGACTATCTTCAGGTATCCGAGCAACAAGTAGTAGATGTACTGAATAAACGCGAAGTAAAGAAGTACATTGACACAGTGTACCTAGACATGGGTTACCGAAACAAAAACAACATCGGTTCCCTATTAGACGAGATGATCGCATCCAAACTAGAAGAGGCCCAGGAATCTGGCGTATACTCGAGTAAGGACTTGGCAGATCTATTACAGATGGCTCATAAGATGCGCATAGACGAGATTAAAGCACAAACGGATCTCGCCAAGGCGGAAGGCAGCACAATTAAAAACCAGACTAATGTACAGATTAATGATTCTGTTCCTTTTGGGCAAGGTAATTATGGTAAGCTGATGGAAAAATTACTCAATGGCAACGAATAACGATGTTAACTGGAGCAAAGAAACTACCGAACGTTTTCATGAATCTGCACATAAAGTAGATGCTATGGAGCGAGAGTTTGCAATGCATGAAGTACAATGCGAAGAGCGTTGGAAAACTACTTTTACCAGGCTCGAAGGTATAGAGCACCAACTTAGTAGAATGGATCAAAGAATGCTAACTTTAGGAGGAACCATTATATTGTTCCTAGCAGGTGTAATTGTAACCCTGATAACTATGCAAGGAGTTTAGTATGCCTTACGGAAAAAAGAAACCAAAAAGAAAGTTGCCTAAGAGAGGGCAAAGAGCCGCAAAGAACAAGCGGAGTAGGGGAAAGAAATGATTGAAATTTTTGAAAAACGTGGTCGGTGGTGTTTTAACGATGCTTCTGGTAAATTACACAAGTTTGCTACTGAAGTGGAAGCAAAAGCAGCTTTAGGGTATAAAGAGCCTGTGCTTAAAACTTGTGAATGTGAAGACTGTGATTGTGACCCTTGCGAGTGTGAATTAGAAGACGTTGAATGAGAAAAGCAGCTAAAAAGAAAAAAGCTCCGAAAGGATACCATAGAATGCCTAACGGCAAGTTAATGAAGGGAGCAGCTCATGGCCGTAAAAAGAAAAAAGCCTCGAAGAAAAAGCGCGGCTACTAAAAAACCTGTTCCAACAAACAAGAGGTTATATTCCTCTGTTAAAAGTGCTGTAAAAAGAAAGTTTAAGGTATATCCCTCAGCATATGCAAACGCCTTCCTCGTAAAGGAATATAAACGCAGAGGCGGCAAGTACCGGATGGGAGTCAAAAAATGAGTCTCACTAAATGGTTTAAGGAAGAATGGGTAGATATCTCTCGTCCTAAGAAAGGAGGTGGTTACAAAAAGTGCGGAAGAAGCAAAGCTAAGAGTAGCTCATACCCCAAATGTGTACCAAAGAAAAAAGCAGCAAGCATGACCGCAGCACAGAAGAAGTCTGCAATAAGTAGAAAAAGAAAAGCAGGTAATACAGGTGGCAAACCAACTATGGTTAAGACCTTTGTGAAAAAGAAGCGTAAAGCTAACATGAAACGAAGGAAAGGATAAACAATGCCAGCAAAGAGAAAGAAAAAAGACTCAAGACTTACCAGAGCAAAAGTAAAAGGCTATAATAAGCCTAAACGCACCCCCGGACACGCAAAGAAGTCTCACATTGTAGTAGCTAAAGTAGCTGGCAAAGTGAAGACAATAAGGTTTGGCCAGCAGGGAGCTTCAACGGCAGGGAAGCCGAAGGCCGGTGAGTCCGCAGCAATGAAAGCAAAACGTAAGTCTTTCAAAGCGCGACACGCCAAGAATATAGCTAAAGGCAAAATGTCTGCGGCATATTGGGCGGATAAAGTAAAATGGTAGATAAAGAATTTCATCCAGCGGACACAAATGGCGATGGAGTAGTATCCGACGCAGAACAAGAAATGTATCTCGAAGCAAAACGTAAAGAACTCGAAGATGCAGATGCAATGCGAGATGCACAGCGTAATATGGCATGGTTTGCTTTAGCCGGAATGTTACTGTATCCTTTCGCAGTAGTACTAGCTAGTCTTGCAGGATTAGATGAAGCTCAGAAAACATTAGGATCAATGGCACCTACATACTTCGTATCGGTAGCCGCAATAGTAGCGGCATTTTATGCCAAAGAAGCAGTAGGAGGAAAGAAATAATGGAAATGTTACTTGAGTTAGCAATGACCTTTTGGCAGTGGACGATACTAGGCGTTCTTGTTGTAGCAGGTTTTATAGTAAATAAGTTCGACAAAGATGAAGAAGTAAGGGTAGAATTTAAGTATCCAAAGATGCCAAAGATGGAACCAGTTCCAATTGCAACAAAAGGAAAAGGATTTTGGAAAGGTATTCTAATGTGGCTAATGACTACTCGACAGTGGGTAATTACAGAAGATTTCCACTATACTATTAAAGGAGAAGAGTTCAAAGTACCTGCAGGTTTCCAGTTCGATGGAGCATCAGTACCTAAGTTCTTAGCAACTTTTTTATCGCCAGTCGGAGTACTTCTTATGGGCGGCTTAGTTCATGACTATGGTTACAGATTCGGATGTTTACAAAAGAAAGACGGTACACATACTGACAGAAAAGACCAAAAAGAATTAGATGCAATCTTTCGAGATATTTGTATTGAAGTAAACGGCTTCAAAGTTCTAAACTATCTAGCATATTGGGCACTTCGTCTCGTTGGCTTCGTAGCTTGGAATCAAAATAGGAAGGCAATACCATGAAGTATATAACTAAACTTATGGGTGAAAGAACCTCCTTAGATGGAGCAATGTTAATTGGAATCTGCGGATCAGTAATACTGTTTGGTGGATTAGCAAAAATGATGGCCTGGGTTGGTTTAGGCTATGGAATTTGGACGTTACTGAAGAAAGAAGACTAAAACATGGCAGTAGAAATAAGCAGAAGAGACATTGTCTCTGATGAAATAGTTGAATTAGGATCTGAGGCAAGGTTTCTAAAATTACCAATAGCTCCTTACATGGAATTATTGAATGTCACACCATTACCGTCGCAGGTAGCAATTATCAACGCGGTAAACAATCCAAACTATCGTTTTATCTCGGCCGCTGTCTCTCGGCGGCAGGGAAAAACGTATATAGCCAACATCATCGGACAGCTCGTGTCTTTGGTGCCTGGTTCAAATATCTTGATTATGTCCCCTAACTATGCCTTGTCTCAGATCTCCTTTGACCTTCAAAGGAATCTGATTAAGCATTTTGACTTAGAAGTTACTAAAGACAATGCAAAAGATAAAGTTATCGAAATATCTAATGGTTCTACTGTACGTATGGGTTCTGTTAATCAGGTAGACTCTTGTGTAGGTAGATCCTACGATCTTATTATATTTGACGAAGCCGCACTTGCAGACGGTAAGGATGCTTTCAACGTAGCACTAAGACCTACTCTTGACAAAGAAAACTCAAAAGCAATCTTTATTTCTACGCCACGGGGTCGCAACAACTGGTTCTCGGAGTTCTACTATAGAGGATACTCAGATCAGTTTCCAGAGTGGTGCAGTATTCGAGCAACTTATAAAGATAATCCTAGAATGGCACAGTCTGACATTGATGAAGCACGAAAGTCTATGTCAGAAGCAGAGTTTAGACAAGAGTACGAGGCTGACTTTAATACTTATGAAGGGCAGATATGGAAGTTTAACTTTGAAGGACAAGTTAAAGATCTATCTCAACTTGATACTAGTAATATGGATGTATTCGCAGGACTCGACGTTGGATTTAAAGATCCTACAGCAATGTGTGTAATTGCCTACGACTGGGATGAGGACAAATATTATTTAGTAGACGAATACTTTAATGCTGAGAGAACAACTGAACAACACGCTGCTGAAATACAGAAACTTATAGAACGATGGGATATTGACTTTATCTATATTGACTCTGCCGCACAGCAGACTCGATTCGACTTTGCACAAAACTATGACATTAGTACTATTAATGCAAAGAAGTCTGTACTTGACGGCATCAGTCATGTTGCAGGTATTGCTGATAATGATAAGCTGTTTGTAGACCAAGAATGCAAAGAGACTCTGAAATGTTTAGATTCTTATCAGTGGGATCCGAACCCTAATCTATTAAAGGAAAAGCCTAAGCACAACATGGCTTCTCACATGGCAGATGGTTTGAGGTACGCACTTTATTCGTTCCAAACCGCACAGGTATCCTTCTAGCGATACCTGACTAAAAATAGTTATTGACAAGTCACCCTAAAGCCGATATAATTCTTTAGATAAAAATTGAGGAACTAAAGTAAAATGCCTAAGTTAAAACGCGATGTTGTAAAGTATGTACGCGATAAGGCTAAATCCAAGTATGCAAAGGGCTCCGCTTGTGAGATTTGTAGTGAGACAGAGCAGCTTGACTTTCACCACTTTTACAGTTTAACACCATTGTTAAATCAATGGTTAACAAAGAACAAACACAATCCTGAATATATACAAGCACTTCGGGATGACTTTATAGAAGAGCACCATGCTGAGCTATATGATCACACAGTTACTCTGTGTCATACTCATCATTTAAAACTTCATTCAATTTACGGTAAGGATCCTGCGTTAGGAACTGCGAAAAAGCAAATGCGCTGGGTGGAGATTCAAAGAGAAAAACATGGCTTGGTATAATAATATTTTTGGAGCAAAAACCGTAGAAGTTGAGGAGAAGTTAAATCCTGCCCAGTTTCATATGGGAGGAACTAGCGCTTCTTCACACGAACCTAGCTTTAGCTACGAAAAAGCTTATGAAGACTTAGAGGTTGTAAATCGCGGCGTAAATATGATCGTTGATGATGTAGCTGAGATTCATACTTTAGTATCAAGAGAGAATGCGTTTCGAGGCGTTGTTCCTGGTGTTAAAGCAAGTAAGGTAGAGGTACTACTA